AGCACTTGCTATGCCGCCTATGCCTAAATATCCAGTAAGAGCCGCACCGCCGCCGCCGCCAGCGTATTGAATTGGTGAGCCTGAAATAGAAGATACCAAACCTGCTCCGCCTATACCAGCAAGTTTAGATGCAAGCACTGCCGCTGAACCAACAGAGCCAGCACCGCCACCACCACCAGAATAATAGTCACCAGTGGCAGAATTTCCACCAGCAAATCCTTGACCTGAAGTTCCTGCGCCACCAGTGTTTGTTCTACTTCCAGCACCGCCGCCAGATCCTCCACCAGTACCACCTTGACCATCCGTTCCGCCAGCGCCACCACCTGTGGTAGTGATTGTTGTGTTACCAGCTAATACAGAGTTAGAGCCATTAACACCATTACTCGCGGAGCTAGTTACACTAGCGCCCCCAGCACCAACAGTTATAGTGATACTTGAGCCAGCAGTCACTGCATAACCAGTAGCGGTTAACAAACCACCCGCGCCGCCACCTCCAGCAAGGTTACCTCCACCAGAAGCACCGCCAGCCACGACAAGGTATTCCACCGTTGTGACAGGGTAGTTAAGGCCGTTATAGGTCGGCGAACGTACTCCACCAGTCCATTTAAGAGACATGATTGCCTCCGTTTACGCTATCAACTCATAGCTGATGCTGTAGGTAATGCCGCTGGCTGTGCCGGATGTAACAGTGATTGAAGAACCCTCCATCAGATACAAAGCTGATGTTTTGTCCACAACAACCAATGAAGCCGTAGCAGGGACGGAAGCGGTTGAAACAATTGGGTATGCCGTACCACTGCTAGGAGCAGAACCTTGAGCTACTGCACCGTTGGTGTAGATAGACACAGTTGTGTTAACTGCCGCAGAGCCGTTCACATTAGCTGCCACGATCTGGTTAATCTTCATCACTGTACCGCTAGAAGCAGCGTTAGGAAGAAGCACTACGGCTGTAGTTGCAGATGGTGTTAGATAGGTTGTTACACCGTAAATTGTGGTTGAACTGCCAGCAATATTTGGATTTGCCATGATGTTTCCTTATAGACCGAAGACGAGAGCCATAGCCACTGCTTGACCGCGAGTAGCACCAGTTGCGGGAGCCGCTTGCCAAGTTGGTAACGCTCCTGCGCCATTACTTGTCAAAAGATAACCTGTTGTTCCGGGGCCAGCCGAAGCTTGAAAGTTACCAGTAGAAGTTGTGCCCGTAAACACCACGCTATAAGCAGTGGTTGTAGCCAACCCTGTACCACCTTGGTCAACGCCAAGAGTACCTGTCGAAACTAAATTCTTACTAGCATCTGTAAAAACCGGTTTACTTGCCGTAAGTCCAGAATCCAATAAGTTTCCAACAGTCAGCTTAGTCCCGTCAAACGTCATATTGGCAGAAGCGCCAAATGCCCCAGCATTATTGTATTGGACTTGAGTGGTTGAACCCGCTGGTAAACCACCACCTACGTTTACAAAGTTAGTGCCATCCCAAGCTATAACAGCCCTAGTACCGGCCAACAAGGTTACGCCCGTTCCTGTTGCAGCTTTAACAGTAATTGACTGAGTGCTGGTTGTGGCGTTAATTACCACATAGATTTTGGACTGAGCAGGGACTGTAATGGTTCTAGTGGCTGTACCACCGGCAGTCCATAAAATCACTGCGTACTGGGAGCTATTGCCCGTCAGACCTGTACTGGCATATGTACCTGTTGTCAAAGACAACGTAATGTCTGCATCAGTCGAGATTGTTTGGGTTCCGGCTACCGCAACGTCAATAATCTGCGAGATAGCATTATTAACCGTGTCGCCCCACTGACCTGACAGTGTGCCTGTTGCTGGGAGGGTTAGTCCTATTAGCGATGTATTTGCCATCTATTGCTCCTACTGAGTAGAAATTTGTGTCCAACCGGGCGTTTCTACGGTATCAACATCCGACCAGCCCGGTGTTTGTGGATTGCTGATATTTTGCCAGTTTGCAGTCTCGGTGTCATCTATTACTTCCCACAAATTACGCCCATTTTCAGTGGATGTAATTGCCATCGTATCCGAGGTGCTTACATTGTACGCAGTAGCCGCCTGTGGATTATCCGCGATAGCCGCAAGCTCTGCAATAAATTCTGTGTAATACGTTCCAACCGTTGTCGAGTCAGACGTAGCCATTGTTTCAATAATGTCAGCCAGCCAGACAAACAACTGCTGCTCTGAGATTGCCATTGACTCGGTAATATCACCCAAGAACGTGGCAACAGCCTCTTCAACTGTTGATATTGGGTTAGTCTCAGTAATAGAGACTGGGAAATTAGCCGTGGCAGATTCCGTTGTACTTGTCTCTAAAGAGTCAGAAACCGTGTCTGTGTAAGCTGTTGTAGCCGTTATGTTGTCTTGAATCAACATGGCTTCTACCACTGTTCTAGCAAATGTAGCCGCTACAGATTCCGTTGTAGAAGTAGCCGCAGTCTCAGTAATTGATTTGGCAAATGTTGCCGCCACTTCCTCAGTCGTGGATGTAACCGATGTTTCTGTAATTGATACTGGGAAGTTGGCTGTAGCTTCTTCCGTAGTGGATGTTACGGCTGTCTCTGTAATGGATGCCGCAAACGCCGCCGTAGCTGACTCTGTAGATGTAATGGCTGCGGTTTCAGTAACAGACCCCAAAAATGCAGTGATTGCAGACTGGCTATCCGCTATAGCCGCAGTCTCAGTTATAGACGCATTAGCCGTGAACTGGACAGTCTGAGTTTCTTCAAACGGTACTGTACCGCCCCAAAGACCAGACCCCCAAGTATCTTCACCCCACGCTGTGGATGTGGTGAGAGGCTCGGTAATGCTGACTTCGTAGGCGGTAACACCACCCCAGCCTAAAGCACCCCAATCGCCATCACCCCATCCAGCAGCCATATCAAGTCAATGTAGCAGTGTAAGTAACAGCAATGGTGTCGCCAGAAACAACAGACTTAGAACTAGAAAAGTCTCCAGCGGAGAACAATGTGCCAGTCGTTGAGTCTTTAGTTGCGCTACCACCAATGTTAATGAAGCAACCTGCAACAGTGCCAGTGCTGGTAATGGAAAACGACACCGCAGAAGATGTTGTCTTGCTACCAGCAGAAGCCGCGCTAAATGATGGTGTAGGACGATTGCCTGAGTATGTAGGAGCATTAGCTAGGCCAACTTCTAACCATGTGGCGTGAGAGGCTTGCGTATCAGCTACAACTGCTGTACCTGTACCTTTAAGACCCATCACAACTGCGCCGCCAGCGGTGTTACCCAGCGTGGTGTCCAGCGTAAAGTTCTTGCCAACTGTAGTGACCAAGTTGCAGAAAGGCTCTGTCCACTTAAGCTGACCGTCAGCGCCGTGGCAGACAGCAGTGTAAAAGCCCTCAATACTCATAGAGTCTTCAGGCATTGTGTTGTATTTAGTAGATGCTTGCACCATGTCGGTGGCAGTCATTTTGTCAATAGTCATGGTGACTCCTTAGTTAGAAGAACGAATCAATGCTGCGGTCGCTGTGTTAGCAGGCATTGTGATGGTGAAATTGGTAGAGGTTTTGTCAGACCCAAAGTCCAACACAGCAATGGATTTGTTACCCTGCGTGACGTTGTAGATCAACGCACAACGAGCCGTAACCGATGCGTTAAACACTACATCAGCAAAGTCTACATAAGCCGTAGAGCCAGACGAGTTAATGGTTACACCAGTCAAGGCCACCCCGCCTGCAACGTATCCTGTACCCGTCACCTCTGCGGTAGTCGTGTAAACAGTGGTTGCCTCGTTTAAATCAGCATTGGCCGTGTACAGGGCAATCTTTAACGTATCCGTGGATAGGTTATGAACGGCTGTATAAAGCTGTGTTTTAAAGCTGGTCGTTTGGGTTTGTAAGATGTAACTCATGCCACAGGAACCCTAATCTGACCATCACGGTAAGCGTCAGCACGTTGTTTGCCGTCACCCAAGTTCTTGAGAAGAGCAATAGCCTGAACGTACCGTTCTTGGTACGTCTTATACATACCGTCTTCCGGTGCGCTCTTCATGTATGTTCCGGCCTCGCACAGCGTGCCATACAGCAATGCAGAGTCAAAGTTATCACCCAGCCATGTGGTTGTGGTGGTACAAATAGACTCTGGATAGTAATAGTAGTGCAGTTCAGCGTAGTAGTTGGCATTTGGCGTAGGGCCAAGGATGAACGACAACTCATTGACGTTGGAAGACTGCGGGCCAAAGATGGCGTAATGCTTAGGCTCAGACACCACTGCGCTCAATGGATACGCCTCACGGACGAAGTTAACGTCCTTGTTAAGCAGGTACAGGTAGTCGCCTTGGAAGGTGACCGTAGTGGACACAGTACCGCTGTTGGCTACAGTCAAATAGATTGTTGTTCCACTGATCCCGCGCACAATGGCATTAGTTCCAATGTTTGTACCCGTAACCTGCTGGCCTAACGCCACGCCGGTAGTACTGGTCACAACAATGCTCTTTGCACCAGACGTGCCAGTGGCAGTCGTGGTGTTGTAAGGGTATATGGCAAGGCTGTATACCGACAGGAAGTCTTCTGGACAGGCCAAGTACTTATTGCCGGTAGACAGTACACCCGTGACATTCTTACGCAAGTTGGCAATCTGCACCGTGTTATAGATGCGCTGCTCCGCCT